GATCGTCGGCCCCGTGTATGACGGTCTGAACGCGATCCGCCCATTCGTGTCGGCAATCGGTACGAAGGCGATGCCTGGCGCTGGCGCCACGTTCCGTCGTCCGAAGATCACTGCTCGCCCCGTGGTAACGCAGCAGCCGACTGGTCAGAACAACACGCTCGACCCGTCATCGGTGACGATCCAGAACAACGACATCAGCAAGCTCACATTCGGCACATACGTCACCGTCTCAGAGCAGGACCTCGATTGGTCGGACCCTGCATCGTTGAACATCATCTTGGATCAGCTTGCCATCGCGTACGGTCAGGCCACTGACAACTACGCAGTGGATCAGATGGTCGCCGGCACGACGCAGTTCGAGACGATCAACAGCCTTAGCTCGGCTGCTGACTGGGTTGCTGCCATCTACGGCGCCGCCTACCAGATCAGCAACGGCTCCAACTACCTGCCGACGCACTTCTTCTGTGCACCAGTCACCTGGGCAAAGTTGGCACAGGTCGTCGACAACAACGACCGTCCGCTGTTCCCATTCGTTGGCGCCACTGGCCTCAACGGTCAGAACGCCCTCGGCACCTCAAGCGCAGGCTCCTGGAACGGCAACCCTCTCGGCCTCGTCATGGTCGTGGACAAGAACATGGCAGGCTCCACCGGCTCGGGTGGCTTGAACGGCGTCGTCGGTCACGCAGCTGGCCCAGCCGCAGGCTTCGAGTTCTACGAACAGCAGAAGGGCGCCGTGAGCGTCGAAGTGCCAAGCGTGCTCGGTCGCACGATCGCCTGGCGCGGGTACGCCGCGACCTTCATGGCAGACGCGACGAAGTTCGTCAAGCTGCTGGCAGCCTGATAAGCCGATAGGAGGCCCACAATGGCCGCCTACACGGTCACACACAAGCAGCTCATCGACAACTACGCCGTCCTCCAGCTTCTCACCCCCGCGGAGCTGGAGGTCGGCCAGTCGATCACCGTCACTGGCGTAGATGCCACATTCAATGGCACCTACACGATCTATGCGTTGCCGACGTACCTTTTCACCGGCATCAACGACGAAGGCGATTTGCTGTTCAACGGCACCGAGATCATTGAGAACCAAGTTCTCTATGCCAAGACAGCAGCCAACGTTGAGCGCGGCGCAGCAAGCGGCACCGTCACCTACACGCCGACATGTACGTGGATCAACGCCAACGATGTCACAGCCTGGCTGAACATCACTGTCGCATCAGCGAACGACACAGCGCTCATCACTCAAGCCGCCAGTGCTTCGGCACAGTTTTGCTGGCGTCGCCGCATGGAAGCTGGCTACTTCGACAGCCTCACAACCGCGCCTAGCGCTGACGTCAAGCTCGGCACCATCATGTACGCAGGCGCCCTGTATCGCGCACGAGGAAGCCTAGGGGACGCCTTTGCCACCTTTGACGGCATGGGCACCGCCCCCATGGTCGGCATGGGCCCAATGGTCAAGCAGCTCCTTGGGATCGACCGCCCACAGGTGGCCTAATGCCTGGCACTGGCCTGTTCAACGAAGGCTTGGATGACCTCGCCACAACCTTGTTGACGATCACCAACCTGCCAGTCGTACGCGACCCGCGCAACATCAGCCCAGGCTGCGTCCTTATCGGCGCCCCCACGTTCCAAGCGTTCAACTACAACATCGCCCAGATGAGCGTCCCAGTGCAGGTCATCAGCTCTGGCCCAGGCAACCAAGACGCCCTCGACCAGCTGCTCAGCATCGTCGCGCTACTCATGGCAAAGAACGTGGCTGTCACCGAAGGCCGCCCCACCAGCCTCGACATCGGTGGCACAATCGTGCCTGGCTACGACCTCATGGTAGAGATGCAGGTACAGACAGCATGAAGTACGTCGTCGTCTCCGATCGCGTAGGTACCCCAGGCGAAGAGTTCGTGCCCACCGAAGGCACCAACATTGACGCCCTGTTATGGGGAGGCTTCATCGCTGAAGTATCCACGCCAAAGCCCAAAGCACCCTCTAAAGTCAAGAAAGCAACGAAGGAGTAACCCCCATGGCCACCAGCACCTACCTCGCCAATCCAGTAGTCACCGTCAACTCGGTAGATCTCTCTGACCAGTGCACCGCCGCCACGTTCACCCAGCGCTACGACGCGCTCGAGGCGACCGCATTCGGTGACACTGCCCGCAAGTTCGTCAACGGCCTCGGCAACCACGAAGTCACCCTGACGTTCTACATGAGCTATGCAAGCGCTGAGACATTCGCGACACTTGAGAACGTGGTCGGCGGCGTGTGCAACGTCATCGTCAAGCCTGCTGCTGGAGCAGACAGCGCCACGAACCCAGGCTTCACGCTCACTGGCGCATACCTCGGCGAACTGCCTGTCATCAACGCCAGCATGGGGGAGTTGAGCACCGTTGACGTCACGTTCGTTGGTGGCGTGTACTCAAAAGACGTTACCCCGTAACCCTGGCCTACAATCGGCCCGACACGAAAGGAAGCCATGGAAGTCATCATCAAGTACCGCCGCAAAGGCGAAGAACACATTGTCTCTACGACCCTGGGCGTCATTGTTGCGTGGGAACGCAAGTTCAAGCGCAAAGCATCCGACATGGCCAACGGCTTCGGCATCGAAGACCTAGCGTTCCTTGCATTTGAGGCATCCAAGCTGCACAAAGTTGTCGTGCCGGCAGCGTTCGATCAGTTCATCAACGAACTAGAGCACATCGAGATCGTGGTCGAGGAGGCCCCAAACCCTACCCCCGCGGCACAGTCCGAAGAGCTCTAGCAGAGCTTCTCGTCTCAACTGGCTGGTGGCCGCCGCACATTGACTTTGACACGAGCGACCTGCTTACGGTCAGTAAGGTAATTGAGGAGCAGACGAAGCAAAGAGGCCGCTAATGAGTGTCAGCGTGAGCATGGAAGTCGTAGGGATCAAGGAGGCTCTGCGCGAACTCAACAGCCTAGACAAAGAAGCACGCCGCAAGATCACCCAAGACTTCAAGCGCATCACCAAGCCAGTTGAGCAGACAGCCCGCCAACTCATGCCAAAGAGCGCCCCACTGTCCGGCATGGAACGCAACTGGAAAACCAAAAGCGGCTTCCAGATGTTCCCCTGGGGCACCGCCGGCAAAGACACGATCGTGTCCCAAGTATCGGGACGAAAGCCCAAGATGTTCGCAGGCCACATGACCAACCTGGCCACGTTCTACATCCGCTACAAAGGCGCCACCTCCACCCTCTTCGACACATCTGGCAAAGGCCCAGTACCGACCCGCCAAGGCTCCCAGATGGTACGAGCCCTCACCAACCGCTTCGGGCCACCCAGCCGCGTCCTATGGCGTGCCTACGAGCAGCACGACGGCGACATAGTAAGCGAGACGCAGAAGCTCATAGATGAGATGATGGAAGACCTGAACCGCCGCCGCAAAGACCTCAAGAACTGGAGCACATGACCATGGCAGTCAATCTCCCAATCATCACCGAGTTCGACGGCAAAGGCATCAACAAAGCAGTAGCCGAGTTCAAGAAGCTTGAGACGACCAGCGAGAAAGCCGCGTTCGTCATGAAAAAAGCGTTTTTGCCCGCTACAGCCGCTATCACTGGCATCGGTGTCGCGTTGGCTGGAGCAACGAAAGCAGCGATGGAAGACGCCGCCGCGCAGACCCAACTAGCGCTCACGTTGCAGAACGTCACAGGAGCCAGCCAGGCACAGATCGACGCCGTCGAGAAGTCCATCTCGGCCATGACGATGGCGACTGGTATTGCAGACGATCAATTGCGGCCAGCATTCGAGGCACTCACTCGGGGCACGAAAGACATCAGCCTCTCCATGCGGGACATGACCCTTGTCACCGACATCGCCACAGCCACCAACAAGCCGCTAGTGGAAGTCGCTGACGCGCTCGCCAAGGCATACCAAGGCAACTTCCGCGGCCTCCAGCAGCTCAGCCCCGAGATGAAGACCCTCATCAAAGATGGGGCCGATTTGGACACGATTATGTCGGTGCTTGGTGGCACGTTCGGCGGCGCCACAGAAGCATTCGCTCAGACCGCCCAAGGAGGCTTCGCCAGGCTCACAGTGGCCCTGAACGAGACCAAAGAAGCCATTGGCGCGGCTCTCCTGCCGATCCTCGAGAAAGTGTTGCCAGTGTTGAACCGCTTCGCCACCTGGGCATCCAACAACCCCAAAGCATTCCTAGCAATCGCAGGAGCCATCTCAGCGGTTGCGGCAGCCATCATCGCAGTCAACATCGCTATGGCATTGAACCCATTCACAGCCATCGCAGCCGGCATCGCCCTCCTCGTATCTGGTCTGGTGATCGCATACAACAAGTTCGACTGGTTCCGCACAGGCGTCAACAAGCTGCTCAACTTCATGATCGGAGCATTCGAAAGCTTTGCCAACGGCCTCGTGCTAGCAGTGAACGTCATCATCGCAGGCTTGAACTTCATACCAGGCGTCAACATCCCGTCGCTTGACAGGATCAATCTGCCCCGCATTGGCGAAGGCGGCGGCTCAAGCATGACCTGGCTTGCCGGCGAGAACCGCGGCGCCATGCCCACAGGTGGCGGCACCATCATCCCGTCTATGCCGAACCTGGCTGTCCCGACAGGTGGCGGATCGGCCGCTGGAACAGCCGCTCGAGCAGCAGTCGCAGTCAATCCGCTCGCCGGCATGACCCAATCTGAGATTGCGGCAGGCAACGCGGCAGCCGACTTCTTCAGCCAAGGTCTAGACAACCCGCGGGTACGTCAAGAGATCACTGTCAACATCAACGGCGGCATGGCAACAGCTAACGACATCGCCGAGACCACTGTCAACGCGCTCCGCCAATACAACCAAGTACACGGGCCCATACCTGTCGCGGTCGCCTAATGGCAGCAGTAACTATCCCGAACGCAGGCAAGTATGACCTGCTCGTTGACGTCGGCTTCCTAGTTGATGGCTTCGTGCTAGATGACCCAATCAAAGGCAAACTAGACAACACCACCTACGTCCTAGATGGCTCCACGAGCTTTGCCAGCGTTGCAGAAGGCACCCTCGCCGCATCAGTCAAGCGAGGCCGCCAAGACGAGAACGACGCATTCACCGCCGGCACCATGGTCTTCACCCTGAATGACACGCTCGCAGACGGCGTTTTCAACCCATTTGACGACGACCCTAGCAACCCCTACTACGACCAAGCCCAAGGCGTCCCAGGATTAGCTCCAGGCCGCGCTGTCAAGCTCATCCGCTACGACGCCACAGACACCCCCGAGACACTCTTCACAGGCTTCATCGTCAACTATGACTACAAGTTCACCCTTGGCGGCCTTGACACCGTTACCGTCTTTTGTGTCGACAACATCTACCGACTTGCCCAGACATTTATCCCAGGCCAGAACCCGAGCAAAGAGTTCACAGGCGACCGCATCAATTGGGTGTTGGATCTGCCAGAAGTTGACTATCCAACGGGAGCAGCCCGCAACATCGCCGCAGGCACCGTTGAGCTAGGCGGCTCCAGCCAATACGCCATCGAAGACGGCACCAACGTCAAAGCCTACTTTGACCAAATCACGTACTCAGCAGAACGCGGGCGCATCTTCATTGACCGAGAAGGCGTACTTGTCTCCCAAGATCGGATCGGCTTCGTCACAGGGCCACCCGAGATTGAGTTCAAGGACGACGGCACAGGCGCCAAGTACCGAGATCTCTCTATCGCATTTCGAGCTGAAGACATCATCAACCTCGTCGAAGTGTCAACCAGGGGCAGCCACACAGGCACCGCGTCAGACCTTGCGAGCCAATCCACCTATTTCATCAAGACGCTCTTCATCACCGACAGCCTGCTGGAAAGCAATACCGCCGCCACAGACCTTGCCAATTACTTGCTCTATCCAGAGCCAGAAGCCCGCTTTGACGCCGTGGAGACGTGGTACGGCAGCCTGACGACAACCCAACGCGACGACGCCAGCATCATTGACATTGGCAGCTACATAGCGATCGAGAAAGAGATCCTGGTAGGCGGCTCACCAAGCCCATTGAACCAAGACCTCACGGTCGAAGGGGTCGAGCACCGTATCGACTTTGCCAACGGGCACGCGGCCCGCTACTACACCACACCAGCCCTACTTGTGTACGACCTGATCCTGGATGATCCCGTGTATGGCATTCTTGACGCCAACAATGTCCTAGGCTGATCGGTATGGCAACCCCCACCACGCTTCCCGCCACGTTCGTCGCCGGCAACGTGCTTACCGCGGCACAGATGAACGATCTGCGCGGCGCGTTCCGTGTGCTTCAGGTCGTTACGACCGAGAAAACTGACACATTTAGCACCACCAGCACCTCGTTTGTTGACGTCACAGGCGTGTCCGTATCGATCACGCCATCAGCTACAAGTTCTAAAGTTTTGGTGTTAGTGCAATTTGTTGGTGGCTCAAACGGCAGCGGCGGAGCACAACGCGTCAATTTAGTTCGAGGCTCAACCAACATTGCTCAATCAACTGGCGGAATTACAAACCAAACACAAATTTTCTATACCGCAGGATCAGCCACCACGACTTGTGCGATTGCGTATCTGGACAGTCCCTCAACGACTAGCGCAACAACATACAAGTTGCAGACTGCAGTTGACGGCAGCGCAACCGTATTCGTCGGCCGCCGACCAGACGTCGATCAACGCGCAATCACAACTATCACCGCATTGGAAATAAGCGCATGATTGACTACGCACTAATCCTGAATACCAAATACCCGAACACGCAATGGGCGTTGAACGGCAACACCTACGACGGCCTGACCTGGCTAAGCGATACGCCTAAGCCGACCCAAGCTGAACTTGACGCGCTGTGGCCGCAAGTGCAATACGAGACGCAGTATGCCGCAGTTGAGCAGGCGCGCCTCGTCGCGTACGAACAGCAGTCAGACCCCGTGTTCTTCAAGTGGCAACGCGGCGACGCCACTGAAGCCGAATGGCGCCAAGCAGTAGCCAAAGTCAAGCTAGATAACCCATACCCGCCGGCACCGTAATGCCATGGATACTGGGCTACTGGCTGTTGTCATTACTGGGCTGTTCAGTGTTGTTGTCGCTCTTATTCATCGAGGCTTCAAAAGACAACACCAAGACCACGGCATCATCGAACGATCACTTGACCGAATAGAACAGAAGATCGACCGGCACATTGAGAACCATGAATAGCAAAGACAAAGCCATTCTCGGCTCGTACGCCCGCAGCTTCCTGACCGGCGCGATCACCCTGTACTTGGCTGGCGAGACCGATCCAGGCAAGCTGCTTGCCGCTGGCATCGCTGCTGTGCTTCCGCCGCTTCTCCGTTGGCTCAACCCCAATGACCAGGCGTTCGGTCGTGGCAGCAAAGAAAGCGACTAACAGACGGCCCTACACGGGCTTCAACGGCGTTGCTGGCGGCACGTCGGCAGGCTTACAGATGCTGATACGACGTCTTGAGCGTGAGACCGCCAAAGGGCTGTGGAATAACGGCGCGTGGGGCGTGCGGGACATGAAAGGCAAGCCAGGCCAACCCAGTGTGCACGCCACCGGCAGAGCTGTGGACATGAGCTGGCGAGACATGCCAGACGACCGCGGCAAGCCGAATTACAGGCCACAAGCCCAACGCATCATC